TCATCATTGACAGCATTTGCCCAGAAGAACACGCCCGCGAAGAAGGTGGCTACACCGTTCCCCTCTTCCTTGCCCCGCCCGCAGGAGAAACAAAATGAGCAAGATGATTTTGATTGAGGAAGCCAAGATACGACAGGCGCTGGAGGCATTGGCAGCGTCCGATGATTTCCTGTTCAACTACCACGACTGCGAGCCAAACAACGAGCGTGAGATGGACGCTTATTCGGAGATTCGCGCAAACAACCACGAAGCGTACACCGCCCTCCGCACCGCCATCGAGCAAGCAGGCAAGCAGGAGCCTGTCATTCCCGCAGGCATCATTACCGCTATTCGCAATGCTGGCTTGACGCTTATCAAGACGCAACAAGGCTATGTTCTTCAGCGAATTGAAGGCATCAAGGCACAAGCCACCCCGCCCGCAGCACCCTATCGCGCAGTCAAGACCGTGCATGAGGGCAAGCCGGTGTATGTGAGTGAGCCCGCAGCACCTGTGAAAGAGCCGGTGAAGCACTGGTGTACCGAGTGCAAAGGCCACGACACGCATAAGTGTCGATTCAACGTAGCCATCACACCCGCAGCACCTGTGCAGAACTGCAACCCCGCAGAAGACGGTGTGTGCGAGGCGCTGGAATGCTGTAAGCATCAACCCGCAGTAGCTACACAAAAGCCGGTGGCGTGGTACGACGAAAAACACGACTACTCGTATACCCGTCTAGAGCTTGGCGGAGACAGCGTTGATGGTTTGCAGCCCCTCTACACCACCCCACCCGCAGCACAGCGGCAATGGGTTGGGCTGACGGATGAGGAAATCAACGCCTGCGACCCACAGGAGGAATGCTGGGGACTTTATGAGGCGGTACGCCGCGCCGAAGCCAAGCTGCGCGAAAAGAATGGAGGTGGAGCATGATCCAACCACGCACAACATGGGCCGCACAGAAGAGCCCGTACACAGGCAAGGTTCCAACCAAGGAAGTGCCGGTACCCACACGCCCATCAAACCGCAAGGGCCACACCAAGTACGACGAAGAGTTTGAGCGGCTGTTGACATTCAAGACAGCCATCGAGACGCATGAGGACAACTTCCAGACACTGCGCCGCGCAATCAAACGCTTCATCGACTTCCGTGAACTCAACGGCAAGGTGATCGTGCGACAACAACTCAACCCGCAAACGCGGGACGTAACACTCTGGTTGGAGAAAAAGAAATGAGCAATACAAACACAGGCGGGCCAGCGTTTCCAGTAGTAGGCGCTTGGATGGATGTTAAGTATTCAGGCATGACCATGCGCGACTACTTTGCGGCCAAGGCGATGCAGCCGTGGATTGCGGCAACCACCAAGCCGTATATGCACGATGGAAAGCATCAAGTTGAAATGCTTGATGCTGATCGGGTCGCGGAGTACGCCTACAAGATGGCAGACGCCATGCTGCACGCGAGGGAACAATGACCGTCGATGACATGCTCCGCAACACAAAGGAGCTGGCTGACGGTGTGCGTGCGCTGCACAAGCGGATCAACAACCTCGAAGACCAAGTGCTGCGCAAGCAACGCCGGGCCGAACACTGGCGCAACCTGGCCACAAACCTCCAGCGTGAGCTGACACAACTGAAAGGAAAGAAATGAACCAAGACCCACGCAACCCGTTCAACTGGCGCATGCGCACGGAGCCCAGCATCTTTGCGCGCGACCAATACTTCAAGCCAAAGCAGTCAAAGATGTCACAGGAAGATCGTGAAAGCCAGCTCATCAACTACAAACAGTTCGGCGTCTTCTCCAAAGCGCAGCCGGGCAAACTCGAAAACAAGCACGAAGGCTGACGTCGCCGCGCTGCTACAACAAGGCCGGTGGTGGCCGTTCGACCAAGTCGACGGCAAGCTGCTGGTCAGACTTCACAAGCAACATCAACAACGCAACACTGACACAATAGAGGACGCACTTTTATGAACAACGTCACCGCAAACGAGCTGCAAATTGGCGGCCAGCACTACAAAGAGATGGGCATGCAGCCGTGGGATGTCATGGAGGCGGTGCTCACGCCCGAGGAGTTCATCGGTTTTCTCAAGGGCAACATCATCAAATACAGTATGCGCCAAGGCAAGAAAGACAGCGACGATGCGGGCAAGGCCCGCCACTACAAGATGAAGCTGGCCGAAGTGCGCAACGCGCAAAGTCACACCAAGGGCTGAGATTCATGGTTGCTCAAGTCGTCCGAACATGGCAGATGCGACTACGATTTGAGGGACGGGAGGGTGCTCAGCCCGAGGTTTGCCCAGCCCGTTCAACCTCCACACTGCGACAGGGGGCGCAGAATCTGCTACCCCCCTACTTCTTACCAACACACCTAGGAGAACACAACCATGAAGAAAGCACAATGGAAACAAGACCCGCGCGAACGCGCCTTCGGCAAAGACCCGAGGGAAGTGCTCAACCAGAAGCTGACCGAGCGCGTGCACGAGTTGGAGACGTGGGTCGCACATCTTAAACAAAGCCTGGCACTGCGAAGCGCGCACGAGGAAGAGCAGCGCAAGCGCCTTTCGGATCGCATCAAAGACCTTCAACCCCAAGCACAGGCGTATGCCTTCCTCCGGCATGAGGGCGTGGTGTTGACCAACGGCGAGGAGTTCAAGCACCTCAAAGGCGATGACATGGACGCGTACTTCGGCATCGAGAGCCCGCCGAAAGTGACGCAGAATCTGTGGCAGAGCGCCATGCTGGCAAACTTGCCCTCAAAAGCAGCCATGCTGGCAAATCCGCCCACAAAAATAATGGCGCCGCCATTCTTGCAGCAACAAGTTGAGCAACTGATCAACGCCGAGTTTGAAAAATCCTTCAACGAGTGCATGCTGACTGGAACAGGAACTACCAAATGGCCATGACACCGTGGCTGCCACTCCAGAACAAGTGCTACACTACTCCTGAGCAAAGGAGTTAAAAATGGGCTATTCAGAATGGGCGTTGCAGCGTGTTCGTCACGGAGGCTATCTCGGCGGCAAAGAGCGGCCAGAGCACTATGTTTGGCGAACCATGTTGGCGCGTTGCCACAACCCAAACAACGCGGTGTACAAATACTACGGCGCCAAAGGCATCACCGTGTGTAAGCGCTGGCATAAGTACGAAAATTTTTTGGCGGACATGGGGGAGCGCCCTTCTTCGGGGCACTCTATTGAACGGATCAAAAACACAAAAGGCTACGCTCCGTCAAACTGTCGGTGGGCCACAAGGTCTGAACAGCAAAAAAACAAAAGCACGACCAAGCGCTACACAGACGGTTTCTTTACTGGTACGTTAGTGGAGTGTGCCCAGCGGTTGAACATTTCAAAAGCCTGCGCGTACGCACGTTGGAAAGCGTGGGCCACATTCGAGAAAGGCGTGTCATGGCGGCAACTCCCGAAAAACTTGTAAAAAAGCAAATCCGCGCTGCGCTGGATGCGCACGGCGTGTACTATGCAATGCCGATCGGCACAGGATATGGCAACTCCGGTGTGCCTGACTTCCTGTGCTGCGTCAACGGGCTGTTCCTTGCCATCGAGGCCAAAGCGGGCAGGGGCAAGACGACCGCACTGCAAGACGCGCACATCGAGCGCATCCGAAACAGTGGCGGCGCAGCCGTCGTCATCAACGAGAGCAACGTGGCAGAGCTGCCCGGCATGCTCAAGACCGTGGAGAACCTGCGATGGAAATAGACAAAGAGCTTGCGCGCACAGCGATCAAAGCCATCGAGCGCTTGGCCAAGCACGGCACCAAGGAACAGAAAGAGCATTTCGCAAAAGTCTTGGCCAAGCTGGCCGACTGCTACGGCGAAGAGTCCACGACACACGCGCTGCTGCTTGTCAGCGACGACGACTGTCTTTACACCATGAGCATCAACACCGACCCGTGGGAAGCCGCAGGTCTTGTGCAGATGTGTTACGACAACATGAACCTGAAGGTGTTTCAAAAGATGCCTGACGAATACCAAGCCCACTGATATGAGCGCACCTTTTACACAAGCCGTCGTGCTTGACTTTGAAACCGCATGGGGCCGCAAGGTCGGCCTTGGCTTCTCCTGCCAGACAACGGAGGAGTACATCCGCGATCCGCGCTTCAAGGCTTGGGGGCTGTCTTGGAAATGGCTGGGCGGCGCAGCGCCCGCACAGTGGGTACCACGCAAAAACCTGCCCAAGTTCTTCGCTTCGATCGACTGGAGCAAGACTGCTGTGCTGGCGCAGAACGCGATGTTCGACGTGTCCATCATGGCGTGGCACTACGACTCCCACCCGGCGTTCGTCATGGACACGCTCAGCATGGGCCGTGCGCTGCGCGGCGTGGAGGTTGGCAACTCGCTGGCCAAACTGGCGGCATCGTTCGGGCTGCCCGAGAAGGGCAAAGGCTTGGCGCCATCCGAGAACATCCTCGATGAGCTACCGCCAGAGGTTGAAGAGCAGTTGGCCGACTACTGCTGCCACGACACGTGGTTGTGCGAACAGATTTTCTTCAAGCTCGGCGGCTGGGCATACCCCCGGTCAGAGCTGCGCCTGATCGACATGACGCTCAAGATGTTCACCCGTCCGCAACTGGTGCTCGACTCCAGCATGCTGGTGGACGCACTGCACGAAGAAAGGGAAAAACGTGAAGGACTATTACAGAGGCTCGGCGTGGATGAAGCTGCACTCGCGTCGAATCCGCAGTTTGCGGAAGTCTTGCGCAGTCTGGGCATCGAACCGCCCATCAAGAAAAGCAAGACAACGGGGAAGTCAACGCTTGCGCTGGCAAAGAACGACGCGCTTTTCCAAGCGCTCCTCAACGGCGACAACGAGGATGTGGCGGCACTATGTGAGGCTCGACTCAAGGTCAAGTCAACCACAGAGCGTACCCGGGCGCAAAGATTTCTTGACATTAGCCGTCGTGGCACCTTGCCTGTCCCCCTATCGTATTACGGCGCAAAGTCGGGGCGTTGGACTGCGGCCAAAGGCAGTGCCATCAACATGCAGAACCTCAAGCGAGGCTCGTTCCTACGCAAAGCAATTATGGCTCCCGAAGGCCACCAACTTGTCGTCGGTGACCTCTCGCAGATTGAGCCGCGCGTACTCGCATGGCTGGCGGACTACGAAGACATGCTCCTTATCTTCCGGCAGGGCGGTGACCCTTACGCGGCGTTTGGCGCACAGATGTTCAACGTACCCGGACTTACTAAGGAAAGCCACCCGGACTTACGGCAGTCTGCAAAAAGCGCTCTATTGGGCTGCTTCGGCCCGAATACTCCAGTCTTGACAAACCGTGGGTGGGTGCCTATAGTACGGGTACAGGCTACGGATACGGTCTGGGACGGAGAGGAGTGGGTATGCCATCAAGGGGTAGTGCCGCAAGGCGAGAAGGAAGTGCTGACAGCAGCGGGGATCAGCGCAACCTCGGACCACGAAATCCTGACGGAACATGGGTGGGTGGAGTGGAGCGCGGCCCTAGCAAACCGTTCCCTTTTGAAGTCGGCGCTGTTGTTGGGGAGCTCACCTGTCTCCGTTGGGGCCGCAAGGCAACTGGTGGATTCCATCCTGTTATGCAGTGCTCCTGTGGGTGGTCAGGGTTTGTCGACCGCTACAACCTTGTTGCAGGGCGCACTACTCGCTGCAATGCCTGCGCTAAAAGAAAGGCTGTCGAGACTCGATGGGAACAAAAAGGGTACTACGTGGTCTGCCCTGATCGACGACATCGTGACCGATTGCTGGATCGCATTAGCGCCGTCATCGTTAGATGCACAAACCCGAATAGTGCCGTGTACCCAGACTACGGAGGGCGCGGAATTACCGTGCACCAAGGATGGGTTGAGAACCGCGTTGAGTTCCTTCGTTACCTCGTTGGGCTTGGCGGCTGGGATCGACCTGAACTCCAGCTCGACCGAATCGACAACAACAGGGGGTATGAACCCGGCAACCTGCGATTCGTCAGCCGCAGCGTTAACATGGCCAACAAACGACGCATCACTGCGCGAGAAGTCGAAGCCCTCAGACAGCGGATCACCGCCCTTGAAGCAGAGAATGCAGACCTACGACATCGCTTACGCAGGGCCAAGAAATAGGTACACCGTGCTCACGTGGTATGGGCCGATCATTGTGCACAACTGCGGGTACGGACTGGGCTGGGCCTCGTTTGCAAGTCAACTACTGGTCGGTTTCCTCGGGGCCCCGCCGGTCCGTTACGACAAAGAGTTTGCGAAAAAACTGGGGGTCACCGGCCGATACATCGAGGCGTTCCTGAACTTCAAGGACAACGAGAAGAAGCTGCTGGAGATTCCGCACATCTGCACGGACGAAGAACTGCTGGTGCACGCCGTGGCGGCCAAGATGATCATTGACAAGTACCGCGCTACGGCGTACCCCGTGGTGGCCTTCTGGAACATGTGCGGAGAACTCCTGACAAGATGTCTTGCAGGCGGCGACGAGGTGGTGTATAAATGTCTCACCTTCAAAAAGGAGGAGATCGTATTGCCCAACGGCATGAGCTTGCTCTACCCTGACCTGCGACAGGTCAAGGACAAAGAGACGGGCAGCATGCAGTGGGTGTACGGCGAAGACGAGACCAAGCTCTACCCGGGCAAGATCACGAACAACGTGGTGCAGGGAACAGCGCGGATCGTCATGACGGATGGTATGCTGCGGGTATCGAAGAAGTACCCCATTGTGGGCACCGTGCACGACGAACTGATCGCCGTGGTGCCCGACAAAGAAGTTGCTGACGCTAAGACTTGGGTCTTGGCGCAGATGACTATGGAGCCGAAGTATTTGCCAGGCATCCCCCTGGACGCTGACGGTGGCGCACACCGTCGATATGGCCTTGCCAAGAACTGAGGAGCAACACATGAAAATGCCAATACCCAACAACATCAAAATCGGCACGTGCTGGTACGAGATCAAGCAGCCAGCAAAAATGCAGCGAACCGCCACACGCGGTTGTATTGCGTACGGCGACGAGATCGAGGTCGCCAAGCAGTGCAACGTCACGGGCAAGCGCTACACCGACAAGCAGCGGGCAGAAACCTTCTGGCACGAGGTCACGCACGGCATCCTGTACGACATGGGGCACCCGATGTATGACGACGAGGCGTTTGTCGACGCCTTCTCCAAGAGGCTCAACAATGCAATCCACAGCGCCGAGTTCTGAGTACGGCGCGCCTGACGACTTCCCGCTTGACGAGGAGTCGATGGTGTTCTTGATGGAGTCGGCGGGCTGGGCGTTTGATGACCCGCCTGACGGCAGCGCGATGCTGGTAGACCCGAAAGGGCGCGCGTATCGCGTACCTGCTGACGAACTGGGACGCACATTGCACAACGCTTTCAAGATTTACATTTGGACAACGAAACACCCACCAACATGAAAAAACCAGCATGGTCACACTCCTCCCTCAAAGACTTTGAGGGCTGCCAGCGCCGATACCACGAGGTCAAGGTGCTGAAGAACTACCCGTTCCAAGAGACCGAAGCCACGCGCTACGGCAATCAGGTGCACGAGTCGCTCGAACTCTACGTTCGTGACGGCAAGCCCATCCCGCCCGAACACGCCCAGTTCAAAGATGTTGTGGACAGCCTGCTCAAAAAGCCCGGGCGCAAGCTGGCCGAGTACGAGATGGCGCTGACCTCCGACCTCAAGGTGGTGGGTTGGAAAGACCCCAACGTCTGGGTACGCGGCATTGCTGACTTGTTGATCGTTGACGACGAGAACTTGACTGCATGGGTGATCGACTACAAGACGGGCAACGACAAGTACCCTGACCGTGACCAACTGGTGCTCATGTCCATCATGGTGTTCGAGCACTTCCCACACATCCGCAAGGTCAACTCGGCGCTCTTGTTCATTGTCAAGAACAGCATGGTCAAGATGCAGATGATGCGCGACGCCAAGCACGCAGCGTGGTGGCGTTATCGTGAGCGCACGGCTAGACTGGAGGCCTGCTTCGACACAAACGTGTGGAACCCCAACCAAACCCCGCTTTGCAAGTGGTGCCAAGTGCACGGATGTGAATTTAACCCCAAACATTAAGGAGCCATCATGCCCTACAAAAACCCCGAAGACCGCGCCAGCTATCCGGCGTACGACAGCAAAGAGTCAACCAAGAAGAAGCGTGCAGCACGCAACAAAGCGCGACGCATGCTGGAGAAGGAAGGCGTTGTGCACAAGGGCGACGGCAAAGATGTCGACCATAAGAAGCCGCTGTCCAAGGGCGGCACGACGACGCGCTCCAACCTCAAGGCGGTGCCCGCAAGCAAGAACCGGACGTTCAAGCGCAACCCAGACCACTCAATGAAATGAGCTACACGCTCACTACAAGTAACACTGCGGGCCCGTTCGGCGCAGTGGGGAGGGTCACCGCTCCCGGCGGTATCCTGACCAACATGGACCGCGTCAACATGCAAGACCTCAACAGCGAGGTCTTCAACGCAAAGATCGACGACCTGATCAATCTGTGGGTCGCACGCTACGGAAACGAATGGGTCGATCTTGTCGACATCGAGGGTGACGAGTTCTACCTGCGGGTGTACAAACGCTTGCGGCAGACAGGTCAACTCGAACAACACTACCTGACAGACCGCTCACGCTTCGTCTGCCGCAAACCAGAATAAGTTACGGAGAAACACATGGTCAACCCAAAAACATTTGCCCTAAGTGCTGCGCAGGTAGCAGCCGCAACAAAACTCGGCATCCCGCTGCACGAGTTTGCACAGGCAACCAACAACTACTATGAAATAGATGAAGATGACGGCGCGACGCTCGGAGTTATCGAAGAGGAAGAGGGCGAGGACGAGCAAGACTACGACCCCAACAACGACCCGATCTACTCGGCGCCTATCGAGAACCTGCGCGGTATGTGGATTGCCCGCTTTGGCGACAAGTGGGTGCTCCGGTATGACGATATTGAAGACGACAGTGAATGGGAAAAAATCCGTTCGCGCCTCGTCGAATACGACATGCTCGAAGAAGACCACACATGCGAATGGCTCAAGATTAAGGAGGATCGCAAATGAGCATATTTGACAACATCTTTGGCAGTGCCGATTACGGTGCG